CAAGCAAAGCGGTTGTGGTTGTACAACACGACTATGCACCAAAAGAAACAACCAAGATGGACGGACAGGTACAGACATCTTATCCCAGGAAGAACTGGTCAAGCATGGTGCTTTGGAACTGCGAACACCCCAAGAATAAAATCCTCACACCAGAACTATTGAACGAAGAATCACCAAAGTTCCTACACAGGTTCAGTTGGTTGGATGACAACGAGATAGGTTCAATGCCCGCAGAGTACAACTGGTTGGTAGGCTGGTACAAGGAGCCAGGGGACGGCACACCAAAAGTATTACACTACACGGAAGGTGGTCCATGGTTTGATGGTTACCGAGATTGTGAGTATGCAGATGACTGGAAGAAGGAACTAATAAATCTTTTCAGCTCGTAAAATCAAAAATAAATCTTGTCTATCTGATCACCGTTTGGTTTTTGTTCTATTATCTCACTGTTATTGAATCCTAGGTGGAACATGTATTCGTCCATTTCATTTTCAGATGGCATATCTGGAAACTGCTTATCCTTGTGTATGTTGACTTCTTGTATCACGTATTTTGCACGTGTGAATATATCTGGGGCACCATTCATGACCATTATCTCAGCACCCTGAACATCTTGTTTGATCAAATCATACTGGGCATCCTTGCCAACTAACCGATCCAACGTTTTCATCTGTCTGATCTCATAATCTTTGAAAATACCAAACACTGTTGAACCTTTTGTGTATGTGACTTTTTTCTTGTTACCCTTGTCAATTTCACGGAGGTACATTTTTATTTCCCTGTCACTGTCTCCAAGCACCGCGATATGATAATCGTCGGTTACTTCTTTTAATCTTTTCTCGTGTTTTTGTCCTGCTTCAATGCAGGTGTAATGAGCATTGGGCCAGATAGGTTTGACGTTTTTGGTCCAGAATCCATTCCACGCACCTATATCTAGTATCCTCGAAGGCATGAACTCTTGTTTTGATTTCAGTTCTTTCAAATATTCGTACATCATGCTTTGTAATAGATTATATCTGGCCAAGTTTTGATCAGCACTTTGAATCCTAAGGATTTCAAATGCTCCTTGATATCTCTCTTACTGCTACCGTATTTCTCACTGTTGCCGTTCAACTCAATCATCAAGTATTCAACATTTTCTAGAGTTTTTTCCGCACCCTTGAGCACTTCCATCTCCAAACCTTCAACATCTATCTTTATGAAATCCACCCCTTTTAAATCTAAAGAATCTAACTTGTTGATCTTGGTTTCACCTTTTTCCAACAACACCCTAGTGTTTTGTGTGGCGCTTTCCTCGGTCAACTTCACAAATCCGTCATCATTGCCTATTGCTTGATTGTACAATCTGACATGACTGTGAGCACTCATGTTCCTTGTTAGACATTCATAGTGCAACTTGTTAGGTTCATAACAATGAACGTTCTTTGCATACTGTTGCATTGCCATAGACCATGTTCCACACCATGCCCCTATGTCGATTATGAAATTGAATTTCTTATTCTGTATCTTGCACCATTCGAGAAATTTATCGAGACAGGTGTCCTGCATGTGAGGATTTCCTGCTTCGCGCCATTGCTCTATCTGGGCGTCTGCGGACGGTACCCATATCCCTCCACTCAATTTTTCTATCTTCACAGTATTCCCTTGTCCATCAATATCTCCACCGCCGTACCGTCCTCTAGTTCTTCCGGTGTGAACTGTTGGTAGGCTAGACTGTACAACCAAGGCTCAGGACCACCGTAGTAGGGATTCTCTATGTCTGCTAGTTCCACGTTGCCCACGTCTACAGCAAAACTCTTGTCATCACAGAACACAGGTATGCCCTCACACATGGCCTCCACTGCCGCAATACTACAACTTGTGACCACGCACCAGGCCTCCTTGAGGTCCTCGGATAGGGGTACAGTTGCCTCACTTGGTCCTGATGTACCCCTGCCCCTAGGCTTGTGTCGAAGTCGGATAGGTCTGTCAGTGTATCTCTTGATCTGTTCGACGGTCTCGTTCGTCCAATTGGGTCGGCCAAGATAGTTGTGTATGCCTGTGCTACTAGGACATACCAAAACATACTTGCCAGCGAAGTTTGGTGCCTTGATCTTCATTCCAAACTTCTCAAATCTATCTGCTTTGCAATTTTTTATGTAAGGCACGTGTATGGCATTCTTACACACACGCCAATAATGATTGTCAGGTTTCAGATTGTTGTTGTCAAATCTTCCAAAGTAAGGTGTGTCTGTGAACCAGTAGTTGTGATTACGTGCTTCCAACTTCTTGACCATCTCTCTGTTGTTGCCGACGAATCCCCAGAACATGCTGTTGCTGACTGGATCTGTTTCCACAGCATTGTCTAACTTGGTAATCTGGTCTGGCCATGACTTCTCAACACCGTTGAATACCTCCCATGCCTTGCTTTTCTTGTTGCTAAATGGTGCGTAGATCGTTAGCATCTATAAATTTTAATAAGTGTTCCGCCCACTCTTTGTGTCCTTCTGTGCTAGGATGTGGATCACCAGGTACACAATGTTGTTTATTCTCTACCGTGTAATCTATATGGCTTGTTTCTGGTCTGAAGAATCTTGTCCTATCTATCTTGTCAAACATTAATTTGATATCCGGATTTGTAATTTCTGCATCTGATAGGGTGTTGTACATCACGTATGGATATTTCCTAAATTTAAGGAAGTCCTGTAAGTCATGTATTGCTAATAGAGACTCTATCTGCGTTGCCTGTTCTATGTCTAGACCTTTGTTAAAAAGATATTTGAAAAATGATTCTGTACTGCTATCACGATTTGGATCCCATGTTTTCCATGTGGTCTCCATTGTTGGAAACTTTGCTTTTTTGAATCCATCACCAGTGGGGTAATCAAATCTATTTCCGCCACTAGATCCTATCACGAAAAAACAATCCTTTGCTATGTTTGGGAATTTTTCACACCAGACCCTAGTTGTCCACATCAGTCTTTTGTTTCCACGTCCGCCGCCTGCTAGATTCTCAGCAATTGGTAAATCCATCATTCTGGATAATTCCTCGCCACAGTGTGTGTGGACTCCACACTTGGGTCTGGTTGTCAAGAATGAACAACCATTTATGAACATTTTTGTTGGCATGTGATTATAATTATATACTACTTATTCATGATATGCAAACTGTAAAAAACATAGGTTCAATGAAGTATTTCCTCGATCGGTGGGAGGTGGTAGATCCAGAATACAATTACACCGTGCCCTATCATGATTCGATCAATCCTAATTTTACAAGTTTACCAACTTTCGTTGCGGAATTCCATGACTGCAAGATACATACCTGCCCATTATTGCTGACCAGAGAAAACAAATTAATAACAGAACACTTGTGGAAACTTACCCACAAAAGCAGACACAAGCCACACAAGAGTCACAGGCTTTGGACAGAATGGGATGAAACAGTTGATCTTACATTGCCAACAGTAAAAGAATCATTCAACGAGACCAACACATACGTGTGGCTCCCAATTGATGAATATAGTGTTGAAAATCCATGGCACATCTGGATTGACGTCATATCAAAATTTCGCCTACTTGAAAAAAGATGGGCAACTAATTTTTCTAGATTTTGTTTTGTATTGGCGAACCATAGTCGTTATTTCGAAAAAGTTTGTAAGGCTCTTTTTCCTGACGTTAAGATTATCGTCATGCCCAAAAACGAGACATGGCAGTTCAAACATTTGATTGTACCAAGTGCGAGCAACACACAAGATGGAATAATTGTGCCACCGATGGCTCCGTGGCTGAGACATTTCAAAGGATTGAAAAATTTGAAAGGAGTAAAACCACACAGGAAAATAGTTGTGCTAAGGCCGGGTGCTGTAAGTAGAAGAATACAAAACTCTGACGAGTTGATGCTGAACCTCAAAGGTTGGGAGACTGTAGTATTGGAAAAATTGTCCATCCAAGAACAAATGAAAACATTCGCCGAGGCTTCACATGTTGTGGCGGCCCATGGTGCAGGATTAACAAATCTGTTATGGTGTCAACCTGGAACAAAAGTATTAGAGATACAAGACAGAAGTATGCTACACAAGAAAGTTTATCCATTACTGTCGCACAACCTAAACTTAGAACACAAATTATATCTAGCAGATGTGGTACCCATACCCAGAGAAAATGGGAGGAAACCCCAAGGCATCAAGAGGTTTAGTGACATGATAAAATTCAAAATCAACATACCCGAAATCATGGAGCACCTAGAATGAACCTATCAGTGCTACAGAAGAAACCTGAACTTGTACTAGAGCCTTATCCACATTTCGTGATCGAGGATGCACTGCCCCAAGATGTGTACGAACAACTCGACAAGGAGTGGCCCAAAGAACAACTGCTATCCACGGAGCCATTTGATTCAGGTATATGTTATAGGTTAAAAGCAGACGAGATGTTGAAGCCGGGAAAAGTTTCCAATATATGGAAAGAATTTACCGAGTACCACACATCAATGGAATTTTACAAACAAATGACCGGAGTGTTTGGCGATTTGGTCCCCCACGTGGAAGACCTAACATTAAGTCCAAGAGGATGGGACACAGGCCATGACAAGATAGGAACCGACTGTCAGACAGTGATGCACAAGCCCATCACCTACAGTTCAAGGACTGCACACATAGACAATCCTAGGGAGATATACGCGGCCTTACTTTACATGCCATACAAAGAGGATCAAAGCACAGGTGGAGAATTCCAGATACACGAAACACATGATACCATTTCAGAAGTGAATAAAAACGGCGGTAGAGAAGTAAAAGAGAAGGCGGGCAAAATTGTGAAGACAATCCCCTACAAAGCAAACACACTGGTTGTATTCTGTAACAATTCAACAAGGTGTGTACACAGCGTATCCGCTAGGAAAAATGCCGTGCTAAACAGGAGGAGTGTAAACATAATTGCAGAATTCAATAGGGCGGCCGGCCGTAAGATGTTTGAAGTGAAGGAAAACAGAAAATAATGTTGTCAGGAATACACACGACCAAACCACGGACACAGCGTTATGTGGATGCTTTCGTTCGTGGATCTGGTCAGGGCAAGATATATCAATTCAGAGATTTAAAATCATTACCCAAAGAGAATCTGACCATGTACGGTATATTAGCCGGGTCAGGCGAGGTTTACAAATGGTGTGAGAAGGAACACAGAGATTTCTATTTCATGGATCATGGTTATTTCACAAATGCACATGACAGTCCACATTGGTTGCGTATAACCAAGAACAAACACTGCCAGAACGTACTACAACAGAGGTCAGCAGACAGGTATGAAAAACATTTCAGGCAAGACATCAAACCTTGGAACAAGGGTAAGAAAATTCTTGTCCTACCGCCAACTAATGCAATAGCGAACTTCTTCGATGCCTCTGACTGGCTGTCTAACACATTGAAGATTCTCGAACAGAACACTGACAGAGATATAGATATAAGGGAAAAACCATACAACCCAACAATCGAAATTGATCACGTGGGTGCCACTGTAAAGGTTGATAGGCCTACTGTCTACAAAGGCAATATCAATTGGGCAGATTACCATGCAACAGTGACCTACAACTCCAACACCATGGTGGCCAGCCTGGTCAACGGTGTGCCAGTATTCTGTGATCCCAAAAACAGTGCGGCGGCACCCATATCGGAAACAGATTTCAGCAAGATAGAAACACCTAAATACGGAGACAGGATTGCATTGTTCAGCAGTCTAGCGTATAATAATTGGACACTACAAGAAATGGCCAACGGCACAGCATGGAGGATGTTAAATGAAAGTTGAGATATTCAGAAGGACGGTAAAGGATCGTAAACGTGGAAACAGTTACGAATTGCTTTACCATCTCAAAGAAGGCATAGAGGCCGCGGGCGATGAAGCGATCATAGTCAATGAGAACAGGTCCGGTCCAACCGTGGAAGGGGAGATGACTCCCACTGCACCCATGGCGGCAATGTTTGGATATGGCGGTGACCGACAGATGCATCACACCAAAGGCAGACGTAGGGAACTTGCAAATAATTGCAGAGACAAAAAGATTCCGCTGATAACATTTGATGGGGGACTTTTATCTAGTTTTGGTAATGTATCAACATCACCTGATCATCATTTCAGGGTTTCGTTGTACACCCCCATGAACGATGGCGACTTCCTGTCAGACAACAGTCCAAGCGATCGTTGGGACATGATGGTGAAAAAATTCAAAGTGAAGTACGAACCATGGCGTAAGTCTAACCAAGACGATCCCATAATATTTGTACTGCAACCCAAGGACAACTGGAGCATGAACGAACTGGATCCCATAGAATGGTTCAATGGAGTTTATGAAAGACTAAGGCCTGCCACAGACAGGAAGTTCATAGTCCGACCACATCCAAACCACGTGGCATCTATTGTGGCACGTAAAGGCGACTTGCCTGAGGACGTGGAACTGCAATACACACAACAACACTTCGCAGGCGATGAAAAGAAATTCTACAGATTCCATTTCCAGGAAGCGATAGCGAATGCACACGCCGTGGTCACACACAACTCTACTGCCAGTGTTGACAGTTGCATACGAGGAATACCAACGTTCTGCACATCGGATCTAGCACTGTGTTGGGACGTGTGTAACAAGGACCTCAACGATATAGAAACACCAAAGACACCAGACAGGACACAGTGGGTCAATGACCTAGGTTACAAGTTATGGAGCATAAAAGAAATAAGAGACGGAACAGTGTACAAAAGATTCAAACAGAGGTTAGGTTTATAATGACATCATTGTCTGTAGTTACAACCTTCCCGCCAAACAGATGGACAGCATATGCGAAAAGGATGTTGGAGAGCCATATACAATTCTGGCCTGACGATGTTACCTTGTACGCATATCATGAAGGTGAGAAGCCAACTCTGGAACATCCAAAGATTAAATTCATAAACATCGAAGATGCCAATCCCGAATTGCTCAAATTCAAGCAAAGACACAAGGACGATCCTGTGGCCAACGGCGAAGTGGATGAGATACCAGGTGGTGTAAGGCGAGATCCCAACGCAGGCAAAAATGACAAGGGCAAAGGATCTTACCTATGGGACGCTGTTAGGTTTGCACACAAGACCTTTGCAGTGGATCATGCAATCAAAACAATAGATACAGACTATGTTCTGTGGCTAGATGCTGACACATACACATTCAGACCAATCACAAGGGAGTTCGTCACAGGACTACTGCCCCAAGACAAGCTCGTGAACTTCCTGGGCAGGGGCGAAAAGTATCCCGAATGCGGATGGGTGTGCTACAACAAGAAGCATTCAAAAATCACAGAGTTTATGCGGTACTGGACAGACCTGTACATCAAAGACACCATATTCAAAGAGTTGGAATGGCATGACAGTTACCTGTTCTGGCAGTGTGTGAAAAGGATCGCACCCAACGACGGAGTAGACATAGGAAAAGGTGCGGGTGCGAAGGGACATCACGTGTTCATCAACAGCGTGTTGGGAGCATACGTGGATCACATGAAAGGCAAAAGGAAAGTGCAAGGGAAAAGTAGCAAGAGCGACTTGCGTGGTGACAGGAACGAGGACTACTGGAAGAACGTGGAGAACTACGATCCTTTTGGTGGTGTGAAGTTCGATCCCAAACAGGCTGACGACATAGTGAGCAAGGTGGCCAAAGGGAAGCAGGGCAACTGATGAGGATAGAAGCATGGCCCATGCATGGTCCATTGAACAGCAAAGACATCTTTGCAAAATTCATAAAATCTATGCAGAAAACAGGAGACCAGGTACATGTGAACAAAGAAACCAACGGTGACGTTGCAGTGATCTGGAGTGTGTTATGGCGTGGCAGGATGCAGAATTACAAAAAGATATGGGATCGTTACAGGAGCCAAGGCAAACCTGTGATTGTCATTGAGGTGGGAGGACTTCGTAGGAATCTCAGTTTCAAAATTGGAATAAACGGAATAAACAGAGATGCCGACTTCGCCAACCAAGATTTTGATGATGCACGATGGCCACTCTTCAAACATGAATTGCGACCATGGAATCCAACCGGAGACTTGATTGTCATATGTGGTCAGCATGACACATCAGAGCAATGGAAAGGATTACCTAAGATGTCCAACTGGATCGAACAACAGATAAATGAAATAAGGAAATACACCACAAGGCCTGTCTTGGTAAGGCCTCATCCTCGTAACACGATTACATTCGATGAGAACAAATTCAAAAATGTGAAGGTAAGATTACCAAAACGAGATTTCAGGACCTATGACGACACAGATTTTAAAGCAACACTTGAAAGAACTTGGGCAGTGATCAATCATTCCAGCAATCCAGCCATGGAAGCAGTGATGAAAGGCATACCTGTGTTCGTATCGGAATCAAGTCTGTGCCATGATGTGGGTAACATTAAGTTAACAGACATCAACACACCGGCCATGCCCAACCGGGTAACGTGGGCAAACAAACTAGCGTACACGGAATGGTTTGAGGACGAGATAGAACAAGGACTACCATGGGCAAGGATCAGGGCAAGGCTACAGGAGAAATATATATAATGCAAACTATAAACATCGGCAAAAAAGAAATCGAGCCTATCATATGGAAAAAATATGAGGGAGAGGATGTAATCGTAAACACTACAATCAGGCAAGGCAAACGAATACAAGACATCAGGTTCTTTGAAGACAAAGTCAAGGCGGTACCTCGAGGCAACGCCTACTGCATAGGTAACGGTCCTTCACGTAAAGGTTTTGATCTTACAAAACTAAAAGCAACAGGACAGACGTACGGTTGTAATGCACTGTACAGGGACTTCATGCCTGACTTCATATTCTCCGTGGACACCAAGATGTCAATGCAGATGGTGGAGGACGAAGTGGGTTTGAAGACCATACACTACGGACCTGCTTTAGAAGTCAACAGGAAACAGAGCAAGGGCATGATAAATCTCATACCCAACAACCCACATTGGATATCTGGCAACGCCGCTTTTTGGACTGCGGGTGTGCATGGACACAAGAACATCTACCTCATTGGTTTTGATTTCAGGGAGTACGGCAAGGGCGAACTGAACAACATGTACCAAGGAACAGATTGTTATGGCGAACGTAACAACGATAGTATATTCGAAGGTTGGTTGAAACAGTTTCGTGATATGTTAAAGATGAGGCCATATGTCAACTACACAGTGGTGCATGATGATCCACCGGAATATTTAAATCATTTACAGACAGGCACAGACCTAGGAAACAGTCGAATTATGAGTTACAAAGAGTTTGAGGATACCGTGTTAGCCAGTTCTTGATAAGGTCAGTCCAGCACTTTTGAATTTGTTCTTGAATGCATAGAAGTTGGCGTTGTGATTGCTGTAAGGATCTTTGATCACGGTCATCTGGTATAGGTGCACCATCTCGTGTGCCAGTGTTTCTATGAAGTCTCTGAACGTTGGATACTTGGTGTGTATCTCTATTGCGAAAGTGACGTCAGTCTTGTCATAGGGTATCACACTCTGATCATATGTGCCCTTCCTACATTTCCTGTTGTCCCAATTGGCCCAACATCTGCCCCAGTCATTGGTCATCCTTACCAAGTACAATGGTACTGCAGGTAACTTATTACCAAACAATCCCTTGTTGAGATGCTTGAACCAATTTACTGCTATAGAATGTGTGGGTTTGAAATTCCTGGTGTTCTTCCGCATAGTCAGAGTATTTTCCAACCTGATCTTTAATTGTTTCCTGACTGTGACAGTCTTCTTACTGGTCTTTTTCATAGGTTGACTATATTACCAAGTATGCTATAATATACTAATAATTATCAATATTACCAGGTTTGAAAATGCACACAGATTTGCCAAAAACAATTAACGAAGCACTTAAAATACTAGCATATAACGATTATTTCTGGGCAAATCCTTCGATGATAGGAAATACAGCCGTAATCAAGCCACACCCTAAAGATTACGAGACTGTGAGATCCTTGGCAGAGTCACAATATGCCTGGACGGAGAAACAGGCCAGACTAGCATTGGTGATACTGAAAAGGTACCTGACCAAGTTCCAAGCACACGGAATGGATATCAAGAAATTGTTAGACAATCCACAATATGAGGAAGACTTCCGGGTTATCAGTTTTGACAAGGTCATCGAGAAGTACACAGACGACGATAATATCGATAGGATAGAGATGAGATTTCCCTACAACAAGAAAGTGATACAACTGATACGTTGCTTGAAAGATACACGTGACTTGCCTGGAATGTATGCCTTATACGACGGCGAGAAGAAGAAGTGGACCTTCCGACACAGTGATGTTACTGCTTACTATCTGACCTTGATCGCTGTGAGATACGATTTCAAATTCACAGACGACAGTCTGCTCGACGACTACGAGAATATCAAAAAACAAGTGATAGGACATCGCAAACCCACAGCACGATTGGTCGCCGGCCAGGTGATATTGGACAATGCACCGGAATCTCTACAGGAATACTGGAACGAAAACCTAAAGGGCAAGTCAGCATTAACACAAGTAGACTCATTGAAGAACTTTGATATATCGACCAAAGGAATCAATATACCAACAGAGACCATGATAGGTCACAAGATAGCACACAACAATTACCACAAGTTATGGATTGATTCCAAAGGCTTTTCAAAGAACGAGGTAGTCAAAGGTCTCATCGAATTAAACTGTTTTCCATTGATCATGCCAGTGAGTGGTGACATACACATGGAAGACGATGTAAAGGATTTCTGGGAGTGGATGAATGCGTTCAAGGCACACGGTGTTGATCTGTTGAATGAATGCAGTTGGGGATTCGATGTCAAGGAACCCATATACAAGAAAGACCTAGAACGTTTCAACAACGAAAGGACTTATCTTTTAGATAATCAAAAATCAGAAGAGTTCTTTGAGAACCTATACGAGTTGCATCAAATGAGCAAACAGTTCAAATTGATCAACGAACAAACCAAAATCATCTTCGTTAGAAACAGAATACCAAGGGCGTTGATCAAGAGCAAAGTCAAACCAAAAGCATCACTGGTTGGAATAGGCGGTGGTTATTATGCCACGGGCACGGACAACCTGAAAAGAATGCTTGAAAATCTTCCAAAAAAGTTGTATTATAGTGATCACCAACCGAGTAGTTGGGATTGGCATGATCACATAATAGTAAAACTTTAGAATGAGCAGTTGTAAACTAGTAATAAAAGATGAAGTGAACGTGAAGTTCGAGAACCTAAGCCTCGAATGGCGTAAGAGACTTTCCAACAAATTCAAATATGAGATACCATACGCAAGGCATCTACCAGCAGTGAAGTTAGGTAGGTGGGACGGCAAGGTGTCGTTTTTTGGGTTGGGTGGGACAACATATCTAAACCTAGTTGACCAAATACTTCCCATACTCGATGAGGGCGGAGTTTACATAGATGTTGAGGACAGAAGGGAGCAACACAATTTTGAATTTAAACAAGTAGATAAGAATTACCTATCACACATAACATGGCCAGAGAATCATCCAGCCGCGGGACAACCAATCGAATTAAGAGACTACCAAGTGGAAACAATCAACAAGTTCATAGAACATCCACAGAGCATACAGGAAATCGCCACTGGTGCGGGCAAGACCATAATCACAGCGGCCTTGTGCCAATTGGTCGAACCATATGGTCGTACACTTACTATAGTACCAAACAAGAGTCTTGTGACACAGACCGAGGAAGACTTCCTTGCTTGTAACCTAGACGTGGGCGTGTATTACGGTGACAGGAAAGAACTGGGACGTTTCAACACAATAGCAACATGGCAATCACTGAACGTGCTTGAAAAGAAAAGCAAGGACGAACACACGACGGATTTCTTAGAAGCCATACAAGGCATCAACACAGTGATTATCGATGAGGTGCACATGGCCAAGGCAGATGTGCTGAAGAGATTGCTGACCGGTCCATTCGCACACTGTGGAATACGTTGGGGACTGACAGGCACAGTACCCAAAGCAGATTACGAGTTCATGGGTTTGAAATGTAGCATAGGTGATGTGTCTAACAGGATACAGGCCAGCGAACTGCAAGACAAGGGTGTATTGGCGAACTGCCATGTCAACGTTCTACAGACACAGGATCATCCACAATTTAAGACATACGGAGAGGAACTGAAATGGCTTACAACAGACAAGAACAGGATGAAATGGGTGGCCAACACAATCAAGGACATATCAAGTTCAGGTAACACACTGATACTTGTGGACAGGATATCCGCGGGGGAGATCTTGGAAGAGCAGATCGAGGATGCGGTGTTCGTGTCCGGATCAACCAAAAACACAGACAGGAAGGAACAATATGATGAAATATCTACTGCAACAAATAAAGTTATTATCGCCACATATGGAGTTGCCGCTGTTGGTATTAATATTCCTAGGATTTTTAATCTTGTTCTCATAGAACCAGGCAAGTCTTTCGTGCGGGTAATACAGAGTATTGGACGTGGGATCAGGAAAGCAGAAGACAAGGACAGTGTGCAGATCTGGGACATCACCAGCAGTTGCAAGTTTGCGAAAAGACATCTGGGGGCAAGGAAAAAGTTTTACAAAGAGGCCAATTACCCGTATAATATAGAAAAGATAAATTATGAAAATCCTTACACTGGATAACAGAACATACACATTAGAGAAGATACCCGAGTGGGTGGACGAGAAGTTGAGATTCGCTGTGCTGGACAATTCAGATCCTACCAATCCGGATTTCTTCTACATACCTTTGATCTTCTTGGAAAGTTTCAATGCACCAGCGGCGGTTCTAGAGATTGGACCACACAAGATAAAGATGCCACTGGACTGGAAGATGTTGATCGGTGAGGCGGGACAATCAGAGATGCATGTTTTACCAATAACAAGTCTCAACGACAGAGGGTTCGATGCTTTCACATTCAATCCGTTGTCAAGTCCAAAACCCGACTTCCATCCAATAGACGTGGTAGACATCTACACAGAAGTGAAATGGTATTTCCCTAAGATAAAGTCAGGACAGATGTTGGCTGTGCCGTTGAACAATGGTCCAAAACCCATGTGTGCCTACTTCGTAAAAGACATCTCGAGACAGTGTGAACAGGTGGACTATGGCTCCGTCTGGTAGGAAAACAATAACAATTGACGCACCAATCCTGATAACCAGCAACAAGATTGCTGTGTGGATGGATGAAGACTGGATGCACAATTTCTTTGACTTCATGCGGAAACACAAATTCCAATTTTCAGGTTTACAACACAAAAACAAGAAACTAAAATTAACATTTGCAACAGCGAAAGATTGTACGATGTTCGCACTAAAATATGCCAGCAGAAAAAAATAGAAAATTCTTTGATCTAAGGAACGGACTGAAGGCCGTGGACTTCAGGAACAAGGACTACTTCGACAGGATCGATGACAAGGAGAAGTCATTGTACTCTCCCTACACGCTGATGAGATACGTTTCCAATGTTTCATCCAAGGATCCTTTCTACGTGGAACACTACGTGGAGATGGTCAACGAGTGTGTGAACAAGCACTGCTTCACACTGGGCAAACACAAGAAACTGTTATGGATACTGACCGCCATGTG